GCACTCTTGCTGTAGGCTACAACAAAGGATGGAAGCAATCCGTCAATATGGGCGGAGTAAACAATCAGAAGTTTACATTCATCCCTTTTGCGAGGTTGAGAAGCTGCCTTAGATACAAGTGCGATCTTGCAGGTATCAACTATATCGAACATGAGGAAAGTTACACTAGCAAATGTGACGCTCTATCTATGGAGGATATATGCAAGCATGATAGCTATCTCGGTAAGCGCATCAAGCGAGGTCTGTTCAAGTCGGCAGTTGGAAAGGTTATCAATGCTGATGTCAACGGTGCGCTTAATATAGGTAGAAAAGTATTCGGTAATTCATTTATGATAGCTGATATCGGGCGTTGGTATCGCCCCGAACGGATTAACGTTCTAAAATTTGTATAAAAATGCATATTAATACCTACACTATTCGAGATTGCAGTATTTTTGGCGTTCAATATCATCTCGTTTATATGGGATTTTAAGTTTATTAAATGGAGTTCCATGTTTTATGCCAAATATACATGGAACGGTACTCCTTATGTAGACCGAACCCCTTGGGATACCTTTAAAAGGCATTATTCAGTTATATTATAATTTAAAGAAAAAATGATAATAGGGATGTTTCATTCATAAAAACAATATAAAAGCTATGAACAAAGAAGAATTTCAGACAAAGAAAAATGATATCAATTCAAAAATAAGGGAATTGAAAAGTCAGAAAATTAAGTTGGAAAAGGAGTACATTGAATCCAATGCGAAGTATCCTATCGGAAGCAAGGTTTGTATCACCACCCCTGCATCAGTATATACGAGTTTGCATGATTTGACAGGTGTCACCGTTCCTGAAACAAAACAGTATGCCTATATTGTGGGTTATGATATCAGTTACCTGTGCGATATCAAACCATTGTTTAAAAAGATAAACAAAGATGGAAGTGTATCTAAAGTAAACTTGTATGTTAATCTCGAAAATGTTGTAATAGAATTGGTACAAGGTCATGAAGAAGGTAGAAGTAGGAACTCTTGACGAGAACGAACTGTTTGAACACAGGGGTACAATCTATGAGGTTTTATATAAGACGGATTATTGTGTTCGTTGCCAATACCCAAACGACAAATATCGTTACGGGGATATGTGGAAATATCTCTATACCGAGTTTAGTTTATGGACAAAAGTGAATAAGATATGAAAACACTGGTTTTTGATGTAATGCTTGACGGGCGGTTTGTACATACGTTCAGATACCAATACTGCCCGTTGTTCCCGATAGACGAAGAGGAACTAGAGAAGTTTGTCACTGACAGGCTTCCTACGTTAAAAGGAAAGGATTTTAGAATAGTATTTTGATTATGAAACAGACAGTAGAAGAAGCGGCAAAAAAATATTCCAATGATTGCAGAAACAGGCAGCGTCATTGTGAACCGTACTGCATTGTTGACTTTATTTCTGGTGCCGAATGGCAGTCGAAGCAATCGCCTTGGATAAGCGTTAAGGAACGGTTGCCAGAAGAGTTAGAAAGTGTTTTGGTTGGGACTAATTACGAGGGCAGATATTATTACGAAGTAGCTTTTGTAATGAACGGGAAGTGGGTATGCCATAATAGTAAACCCATCTATTGGATGCCCATCCCGTCTTTCGATGATATACTCGAAGCTAACAGGGATGTACTTGAACGAATTAAAGAGAAAGGGGACTAATATGGAAAGGTACAGAATCATACGAGGAGAAGGGTGCAACGGTTGTATTCCCATAATAATATATTGGGTACAAGTCAGAAAAGACAAACGTATTTCATACGAATGGGTGAATGTAAAGGGCTTTGACACCTATAAGAGAGCTAAAGAGTTGTTGAATGTTTTAAAATGAGGAATTGATTATGAGCAAATATAGATACAGAGAAGTAAAGAACTATATCCATAACGAACTAAAGTTGACTAAAGAGGATATAAAGGATATAATAGTTTCAATCGTGAAAGAGGAAGTTAAACGTATCTTCCATAACACCTATGGGGACGATGTTAATATAGAGAGGTGGATTCGTTGTATGGTTTCTGACGAGATAAAGAAAAACGGTGATTTCTTAATGATAAGAAATTTGTGTAGGGAGATAATTAAGGAGGAAATTGTCGATAGGTTGTCAATTGATATAAGCCTTAAAAAGAAGGAGGAATAATTATGAGCATATTTACGTTAGAGGAAGTGAATCAAGCGATCAATATGGCAGTTGACGAAACATCTAGAAAGGCAGTTGAAGTTCTTTCGTCTGTATTGGACAATTGGGTACATGGCGGTGATGCAGATTGTATCATTGCGGAGTTTGAGGAAAAGTTAAATGAAGCGATTAATGGATAAAAGATGAAAATCATGAAAGGAAATATATTTGACAAAATAAGAAAAGCATCTAATAAATACATAGAGTATATGATTGCTTGTGATGATATATCCAAAGAAGCACAAAAACATATAGATTGGGATGATAATGTTTCATGTGAATATTATCCGTCTGATGGAATATGTATAATGATAGACGAGCATGTTTGTTATGCCAATACATTCTTTGACTTGGTAGAAGAATCAGAAAACGGTATGATTGATAGGAAAACATATATGAGAAATTGTATTTGATTATGGAAATAAAGAACGGAATAATAATAGACGGGGTGTTGCATGAATTGTGCGTTGGAATATGTGATGAGTGCTCATTACAAAATGAGTGCGATGATAGTTCAGAAATCATTTGCGATATAGCTTATGAAAACCCAAACATGGACCAGCGCTTTGTCAATCGTGGTAAAATAACAGAGATTAAAATGGAGGAGGAAAAGAAATGAAACAGGTGTTATCAGTTGAACAGATGAAACATTTGCAGAAGATTGGGTTTGATACGAGCGATGGGAGCATGTGTTTCGAGTGGAGTGAATCAGATCCAGATAACATGGTTGTAACCTCTCTGGATGCCGATACGAATTACGACTATTGTCGTACAACTTACACCTTGCAGGATATTCTCGATAAGCTGCCTTGTTTCATCGGCAATGAAGTGCTGACCATCAAAAAATTTGCAGATAGCTATACATGCTTGTATATGGAACCTTATAAGATTACAGAGAGTAAAGAACTCATTAATGCAGCCTATGATATGTTGTGCTGGTGCATTGAAAACGGATATGTTAAAGTTGGAAAGGAGGAATAATTATGGGATTTACAACACCGTGTTTTATACACAAGAATACTGCTAATATTAGAAATAGATTAAAAGAACTTGGCTATTATTGTAATCCATATTTAGGTTGGCATAATCTATTTACTTGTGTATTTGGAATTAATTCGGTTTATTCATTGGACGATTATGATACAAATGGTCTTAAAGAAATAGATGGTCTTATTGATTGCGGAACGAACGAGGAACTTTTCCTAGCTATCGCTGCATTGAGGGATGATACAGACAAGAACCAATGGTTTACGGATGGTGATAAATGGATTCTG